ATATGTGCAATTTTCTTATAATCTCCTTTTTCTTCTACCGCCTTGTTACATACAGTTATACCATTTCCAAGGCATCCAGGAAATAACTCAAATTTTTCTTTTCTCATTCTTTTATTCCTCCATTCTATTTATTTGGCTTGTCTCGTCAGTGGCAAGGTTGCCAGCCTACACCAGACCGCCCGCGCTGGGCGGTTTCGACTATTTGCAAATTCTACGGAAAATATCAATTGTGAGTTCCGCAGCGGCTCTTTTTCTGTCGCTCCAGTATCCGCGGCGTTTACTTTTCAATGCTTTTTCTGCCTGCTTGAGATTTCCAACGCCACAATGTGCCGCCTCGGTAAGTCTACCCCCATTCTTCCGGAGAAACTTTTATAGCTTTAAGCGTTGCGGGATTTATGTCAAAATTTTCTTTGCTCCCTGGGTACAAATCTTGACAAAATGGAATATATTCATGTGTTCCCATGT